GCACCACTTCGATTCTCTTAGTGAACCACTACGATAAGTAACTGGGTGTAACCGGTTACGCGGTGGTTACGAATTTAAAACATTAACAACCCTGCACTTTGTTAGAGTTGTTAATGTTAAGGACAATAAAAAACCGCACCAAAAGATTACTCTACTGATGCGGCTATGTAGACAGATTCACATTCTTAAACATTACAAAAATAAATATCCTAAAAATAATTAAAAAATATTTGGAAATAAATAAAACATGATATTATATTTATATTCCAATCGAAAATGGAAATAATTATGTCAGAAACATTATTAAAGTTGAAGGCCGAAATGGAACGAATAAGCCCCGACATCACCCCGCGAGATCGCAAGTTAGCCATCGAAAAGCTCGGATACATGCAATCCACCATCTCCCATTACATAAATGGGAATGATAAAGCAGTAAATGCCGATGTGTATTATGATCTGATCAAATTCTTCCGTGAATGCATATCCAAAAGAATGTCAATCCTCGAACCTCAACACGCGTAACAATTAATACCCTATAATAATCATGAAGAAAATATTATACTTATTCGTTATCGGTGAAGGTTGGAAACCCTTTGAATACACCGAATTATCCGAACTAAAACATGAGCTTAAAAATAGATCAATAACGATCGGTGATAATTCAACGATCGGTTATAATTCAACGATCGGTTATAATTCAAGGATCGGTGATAATTCAAGGATCGGTGATAATTCAACGATCGGTTATAATTCAACGATCGGTTATAATTCAACGATCGGTTATAATTCAAGGATCGGTGATAATTCAACGATCGGTTATAATTCAACGATCGGTTATAATTCAAGGATCGGTGATAATTCAAGGATCGGTGATAATTCAACGATCGGTTATAATTCAAGGATCGGTGATAATGTCCGAGTAAAATCAATATATATCAATGGATCCAAGCACCATGTAGCCTATTGGGGTGAAAATCGCATACAGATTGGATGTAAGTCAATGACTATTTCTCAATGGAAGGATAAGTATAATGAAATAGGCTCTGACCAAGGATATACCGAATCTCAAATCCAAGAATACAAAGGCTATATCGAACTAATAGCCTCATGGCACGAAGCGGGAATGTTTGCGCCAATTCAATTACCTGAAATCCAAAAACCATGCTAGTACAAGTAATTGAAGAAACCTACCGCCTATTCGATGCCTTCGCGGGTTACGATGGCAGTGAGCTTTTCCTTGAAACTCGCACATGTGGATGCAGCGGCTCCGATACCTGTTCACGATGTAGAACGGAGGAGGAGAATGAAGAGTACCACCGCGAAAAGAGCCGTGAAGAATGCGAGGGATACGATGAGCGGGATTATGAATTTGATGAAGAAGAATAAAAAAGCCCCCGAATGTCAAACGAAGGCTTTCCAGTAACCATAACGATTACCAATTAAATCCAATACAAAGATATCATGAACCTCTCAAACGAACAACAGCAGATCTATCTAACCATCGCTGCCAATGCATTGGAGACCATTCAGATGGCAAAGAGGCAACTACTATTTGCCAACAGTGTAGACGATAGATCCATGTGGCGACTGTTCCAGCAACGTGGTGAAGCCCTATTCATCGACTCCATGAAAATGCTAGGGATGACCAACAAAGTGCCTTATTCATTACTAAATATGAACAGAGATGAAATCCTCCACTACCTCACCAATAGACAAGTAATTCACATCGCCCGAAAAAAATCATATCAACGTCAAAAAGAATACAAAAATGCCACAGCAAACAGCTAAACACTACATCGACTACTACTCCGACTGGTCGCTATCACTGATGAAGGCTAACCGTTTGCTCGACATGGTAGACGTGGTGAATAAAGCAGACCGATTCATAGGAATCATCACCGAGTTAAAGGATGCCGACCGTATCACGACCAAGCTAGCCGCCATGTATGTAACCGAAGTCAATCAATTAACCGCCAAAAAGCACAATCAATTTTTAAACTAACATGAAACTCAACGCCATACAAACTCATGAAGTAATCTGTGGATGGATCGCCACAGCAAAGACCGAACAACAACTTGCCGTATGTCAAATGTTCATCGTCGACACCTTCTCAAAGAGATTCCCTATTGATATCAATACGTTGCACAAACAGATGGTGGACAATATGCTCAACAAGATCGACCAACGACAGGCATTCATTGGGTGCAATCCTGAAGGCGCTCACCAACGATTCCCGGCGTCAGACGAACACCCGAATAATGAACACGGCCATTAATTTTTAAACAATTAAATCCTATATAAAATGTCACAGACAAACAATGCACTCGAAGTGCTAAAGCAACAACAGCCTACGCTACAGGCAATTACCATGTTCAACTATGGACCGGACAGGGATGTAAGCTCTATTGTTATGAACGAAATTTCATGCCTTGAAAATCTATCAATCGCTAAGCCTGAACTCTTATCCTGCGAGCCTATTTCTATCATCATGGGAATGAAGTATGTTCTGAAAAACAACCTCACACTCGATAGTAATGCAGGGCTTGTATATACTACTACCCGCAATGTAGCAATGGCCAAAGACCAATTGGGGAACGTAACCAAGTGGGGCAAGGTGATGGAAGTGCAACCAACCTGCGAAGGACTTCTCTCCATAGCATACCAATGCGGTAAGATCATCGATCATGAAAGACCCACCGTGAAGAAGGATGGCAATGGAAAAGTAATTGAAGTAACATTCAAATACATGAAGCCATCACCGGCCGGTCCAAGATGGGTAGAGGTAACATTCGACGAATCAGACTTCGGACGATGGAAGAATGCGTCCGCGAAACAAAATAAAGGGAACGCGAATGCCAACTACACTTCGTTCAATGGGGGCCTCGATCCTGAATTTGCCCGTGCGAAATCCATCAAGCACGCCTTGAAGAAACTCGGTACCAACCCGAACGAAAGACTGATGGTAAATATTCAGCCAACAATCAAACAAACGATCGACCCGGCTATCGAGAATGAAATAGCCAAGGAAGAAATCACTTTCACCGAAGCCGTTGAAGTGCCAAACGAACAGCCACAACCAACCGAACCACAGCCTCAAGCAACTCAACCACAGCAACCCACATCTAATAACTTTTCAATCCCTAACCTATAATCATGACTACCGATATCCAATTAACACCGGAACAGGCCCAAGTGATCACGCAGAAACGTGAAGCATGGGCACAAATGGGCGAAGCCGTTTACCGTCAGGAAATTAGCCTACAACTTCGCGCTCAACAGGCTCTTTCAGATATCGTACTTCCTTCCACGATCGAGGAAGTACCGGAGGCCGAAAGCAGGCTGAAAGAAATTAAAGCTGCGGCAACAGCCATAAGCAATGATCGTAAAGCCATCACAACAAAGTTTGATGATGTAACCGCTCGATTGATGCAACCGGAAAAATCATTTGCCGAACCGGTTAAGCAATTGTCCGATGCGATCATTTCAGTGAAGAAAACATACGAAGCCAGCCAATCCGAGACTCGGGCCAAACAACAAGAGCTTGCATCATGTGAAGGACATTGGCAACGTGAGCAGATTCGAGTGAAAGCGGACTGCGATAGATTGGTGAATGAATTGGTTGATCGTGCTTATACCCATGCGCTGAATACAGACGTAAGACCGGAAGCAATCTTAGAGTATAAAGACAAGTGCTTTGGATCAGTTACCGCTGCCCGTTTTGAGATTAAAGAGCAACCGTTCATCCCTACTAAAATCACCTCCGAAGAATCACTACAAGTATGGAAGAAGTATTTCCCAATTGACGTTTCCCCTTACGTTCAATCCTTCCGTGATGGACTTGCCGCTAAGTTGAGTGATTACCCCGTTGCTTTTGCTAATAAGGAGCAAGCCTTGAAAATCCAACAGGATGAAGCCAAGGCTACTGCCGATGCTCTTGCGCTAAAACAGCAACAAAGCGAACTGGCAAGTAAGATGCAACAAGCCGCACAACCTGTTAGTGTTGAGCCAGTTATAACCAAAGCGTTGAAGAAATCATACGAAGTGGATATGCCGGATAGTGTAGAATCCATCTTACAGGTAATGGCTGCATTCAGCGCGAACATTCACTTGTGTATGCCTAAACTGAAGGTGACTAAGTGGTGGTCATTCACTCCCTTACAAGCGGCCAACGCATTAGGTAAGGTGAAATCGGATAATAATTCATTTGAAGTAACCGGAATCACATTTAAAGAAGTAGACAAACTGTGATCACCTACACCAACATACAACGTCACGATAACCTCGACTTCGATCAGTATCTGAAGTTGCCCGGCTATTCTCATTCCTTCCTAAAGAGTAATGTGAATGGAGTTCGTAAGCACTTTGATGTTACAGAGAATGTTCGGGTTGGGGCTATCGTCGACGGGATCCTAACCGATCCGACCAGAGTAGATATGTCCGATCCATTATACCCTGAATGTAAGGCCTTGGCTCATGAACTGATGAAGGTATATGGTGATGCAATCAATCTATTCGAGAAACAAGTAAGCTACACCGCTACAATGGAAATGCAAGGGCTTTCCATGCCTGTTACCGGTCGGCTCGACTTCTTACTTCCCGGCCATGCGGTGATTGATTTGAAGGTAACATTTGCCACGGAAGTAGATGCACTGATTGACTTCATGGGATATGGTAATCAGCTATGGCACTATTGCCGAATGGCGAAGGTCCCGAAGGCTTACCTTATGATTTGCCAAGTGAAGAAGAAGAAACTACCTAACGGCAAGCTCATTAACAATCCGAAGATATTTCTCAAAGAAGTTGATGTGAGTAATGATACGAATAGCTTTTGGATATCTAAGCTGCTCGACTTCGGGAACGCAACAGGATCCGATGTTGACGGAAACAAACTAATCCCTGGGCTAATATTTTAAACCACATCCCCATGTCCGACTTCGAGAAAAAATACTACGATCTCCTCAATCTTGTTGCAGATATGAGAGTGAAACAAAAAAAGTACTTCCGTATGAGAACATCTACCGATTTGCGATTCGCAAAAAATGCGGAGGAAAAGATCGACAACGTAATCAAAGAAGAGGTATTGAAGATCGAGAACATGAAGAAGATACAAACGGAATTATTCCCAAAATAAAAATCAAACAAAAATGAATATTACACAACAAATGGAGATGCTAACTCCGAAAGAAAAAGCAAACTTTTTGCGTGACAACGCTACCGAGGTAAAGCGAGGTTTTTACTTCCGTAAATTTTCCGAAGACGAGGTTAATGAACGTAAGGATATTTTAGTTGATACCTGCATTCAAATAGCTGCGAAGGAATCTGAATTTTCGGATGTAAAAAAGAAATATGCTGATGATCTTAAAGTTCAAAAATCTGCAAGATCAGAGTTAACAAGGATTATCAAGCAAAAAGGAGAAGACGCTGAAGGTGAAATATATGATTTTGCCGATACAGAATCAGGGTTCATGATTTCATTCGACATTGAAGGTAATGAAATTAGCCGTCGCCGATTAAGACCTGAAGAAAAACAAGCAAATTTATTCTTAACATCTAAACAAGCATAATCCACACATGGAAAATCTAAATTTAAAATTAGACGCCACTAACGGCAGCACATTGATCGTACTAGAAGGCCAAGCACCTAAACAACCGGAAATATCATCCGTAAAAATAACCGGGAATATATATTCGGTAAGAGATTACCTTTTGCAAAGAAAACCCAATAAAGAAACATCGCATATTGAGGTCGATCGGGAAAATGGTAGTATTGATTTATACGAGAATCAAAACTCCTCGCATAAAATTAATGTTTTTGGCAAAATCGAAATGAACAAAAGGCTTCAATCTTTGGGCATTAATCGGGATAAAAAATATACTCCTAAAGAATTGGTTAGAACATTGAAATTTAACAAATTTCTATTTGATAGCCCTCAAGAAGTAGATACGGTTATTGACAAAATAACAAAACTGCAAATAAAAGTTAGTTCTAACATCGGGAAAACGCAAGCCGATCAAACCGGTAGTTTCAAAAATGAATTTTCACGATCTATTGAAGCAGAAACACATTCTCTAGTAATGAAGTGCCCAATATATTCAGGTGGGACGTCAGAAAAATTCACCATTGAATTATGGTTAGATGTAGAAGGTCAAAATGTAATCTATTGGTTAGAATCAGTATCCTTTAACGACTTGGAGATAACAATGGCAGAAGCATTGGTCGATGATGTGATAGGTGAAATAAAAGAGATTGAGGGATTTGATTTGCCTGTTATTACCAAATAACTACCCCAATCCGAGACGGGCGGTATATCCCGGAGCAGTTCTTTTTCTGTTTTTTATGACACGCAGCTCGAAAGGGCTGCACATCGGGAGGTGGCGGAATTGGTAGACGCCAAGATTCAAGTGAACGCCTAAAATAGCGGTAAAAGGCGACGATAAGCTGTTCTGGTTTCTTGCCACAATACGAAGTACAAGTATTGATACATGTTCGAATCCTGTTCTCCCGGCAACCTTTATGATGCGAGCCCGTAATAGAACGGGATCAGGAGCAAGCCTTAATAAAAACGTACATCAATCTTGCTTAGGATGTACTTAGGAAGCTGACACCGAAATGTAAGCGAATCGCAAACAACATAGCAGATGTGAGTGTGCGAGGAATAGGTTTCATCTGACTGCTGGCATACCAGAATGTATGCCAACATAGCGCGGTAGAGCAGTTGGTAGCTCGTTGGGCTCATATCCCAAAGGTCGCAGGTTCGAATCCTGTCTGCGCTTCAAAATATTATAACTGATAAACCAAATGTCAAATGACCCAAAATAAATATAACACATTTCTAAAGTCTAAGATTATAGCGGCTGAATCTTATGGATTTAAGATTGAATATGAACAACTAAACCCAATGCTAAAACCGCATAACAAGGATGTGGTAAAATGGGCTATCAATGGAGGTCGTAGAGCTATGTTCTTAAATTTTGGCCTACACAAAACATTTACCCAGCTAGAGATAGCAAAGCAGGTAATTGGCAAAACAAATAAGCCGTTCCTGATCGTTTGCCCATTAGCCGTATCGGTGGAATTTAAAAAAGATAAGGCCCAATTTTATGTCCCGTATGACATTGAATACATTACCGATACAGATAAGATCAACGATTACAATAAGCAGATATACATAACCAATTACGAGCGGGTTAGAATGGGCGATATTAACCCGAAAAAATTCGGTGGTGTATCGTTTGATGAGGCTAGCATTTTAAGAAACCTTAAAACCGAAACAACAGACTTTGTAATAAAACACTTTCAAAAAGTACCGTACCGATTTGTAGCCACAGCTTCACCAGCACCGAATGATTATATTGAATTACTTAACTATGCCGTATTCCTTAATGTGGCTTCGCGTGGGCATTTATTGACAAGGTTCTTTCAGCGAGATAGCACAAAGGCCGGCAGCCTTACACTTTACCCAAACAAAGAAAAAGAATTTTGGCAATGGGTTAGCACATGGGCAGTTTTCGTTAGCAATCCTTCTGACTTGGGGCATAGTGACGACGGGTATATACTACCGCCGTTGAATATATCTGAGCATATAGTTGACAGCTTGCAATCTGAAAGCCATGTGAATCAGTACGGCGAATTGGTAATGTTCCGGGACACTAAAAACGATTTCACCGAAAAAGCGAAAGAGAAAAGAGAGTCTATAAAAGAACGATGCGATAAGGCCTTTGAATTAGCTATACAATGTAAATCCGCTATCATTTGGCATGAACTTGAATCGGAGCGTCACTACCTTGAAAAGTTATTTAAAGGGTATAATTCACGTTCTATTTATGGCAGCCAAACCCTTAAACAGAAAGAGGAATTATTATTAGGATTTGCGAACGGTGAATATCCGTATTTGATCACTAAAAAGAGGATCGCCGGGTCAGGTTGCAACTTTCAACACCACTGTAATGATATGATCTTTTGCAGCCTCGATGAAAAATTTAACGACTTCATTCAGGCGGTGCATAGATGTTACCGATTTGGACAGCAGAATGAAGTGAATGTAAAGGTCATCTACACCAATGAACAATATAAAATCATGCAGACCCTTTACCGAAAATGGAAACAGCATGAAAATCTACAATCTGAAATGGTTGATATAGTAAAAGAATACGGTTTAAACTCTGAAATAATAAAAGCACAAATGGAAAGACAAATATTCGCCAACGGCAAAAAAATTACCTACGATAACTGCACCCTCTACAATAACGATACGGTTATAGTTCATGAAGATCGTAACGAGATGCCGGATAATTCGATTGATATGTATTTGACCTCTATCCCCTTTGGAGATCATTACGAATACTCCGATAATATTAACGATTTCGGACACAATCACGGTAACGAGAAATTCTTTGAGCAGATGGATTTTTTAACGCCTAATATGTTAAGGTGCTTAAAGCCCGGCCGTATCGCCGCCATTCATGTAAAGGATAGGATTAGATATAGTTATCAGAATGGCACATCATTCACAACCATATCTGATTTTAGCGGGCAAACGGTCGCCCATTACACAAAACATGGCTTTCACCTGATCGGTAAAATAACGGTGACAACCGATGTTGTTGCCGAGAATAATCAAACGTATAGACTAGGGTGGAGTGAGCAATGTAAGGATGCAAGTAAAATGGGCGTTGGCTTACCTGAATACATTTTGCTATTCCGAAAAGCACCAACCCACATGGATAACAGCTATTCAGATACACCGGTTCAGCATGATAAGAAAGACTACACTAAAGCCCTCTGGCAATTAGATGCACATGCCTACGAAAGAAGTTCAGGAGATAGATTTATGACAGGCGACGAGTTGAAAGGATTGGATATGAAAAAAATAGTTGCCGCATGGAAGAAACATAACGAATCATCTATTTACGATTTTCAGGAACATTTGAGGATATGTGAGGAATTAGACGAAGCCGAAAAGTTAAGTTCTACATTCATGACCCTGCCGGTTCATAGTAATAATGATATGGTTTGGACGGATGTAAACCGAATGAGAACACTAAACGCAAATCAAGTAAGTACTAAAAAGGAGAAACATATTTGCCCTCTTCAGTTTGATATCATCGAGCGATTGATAAACCGGTATACTATGAGGGGGGAAACGGTTTGCGACCCATTCGGAGGATTATTCAGCACCGCATATAAAGCACTTGAGCTAGGCCGTAAATCAGTATCAATCGAATTGAATTCCGAGTATTTTAATGATGGCCTTTACTATGTAAAGGCAATGCTTCACAAACTATCCGTACCCACATTATTTGATTTGGCCGAGGTAGCGTAAAAAAAATTCATAATCTATAATATGTCCCACACAATCACAGGTCGCCTCCACCTTAAAGGAGCAACAACACAAGTAAGTGAGAAGTTCGTAAAACGTGACTTCGTTATCATTGACGATAGCAATCCTCAATACCCGCAGTACATATCGTTGCAGTTAGCGCAGGATAAGTGTTCCATACTGGATAATATCCTCGAAGGAACAACCCTAACCGCTCATTTCAACATCCGTGGTCGTGAATGGAACGGGCCGCAAGGGTTGAAGTATTTCAATACGTTGGATGCTTGGAAGATTGAGACGGCAAGCCAAACGCAGCAGGGAGGATCGAATCCGCAGTATGGCAATCCAGCGCAAGGCCAACAACAATACAGCACAGCAGCGCAAGGCCAACCGACCCCGACCGGATCAACAGTACAAGCCCCGGCGAATACATCACAACAGGCAAGGCCAGCAGCAGCGCAACCGGTTGTACATAATAATCAACCAATAGCCGACGATCTGCCGTTCTAATCAACAGAATATCACAGTAGCAACGATCAATCGAATACAATGAGCATAACCCCTTCATCATGCCGTACATCTGTCCTAAGTGTCTTTTCAGCACTACCTATGTGGCATGGATATAACCCTTTACAGGGGGCCGTTTCAGAGGTTTATGGACAGTTAGACACATTGAAGTGCTACTTTGTTGCTATAGGTGAACGATTTTTCAAAAAAAATACGATTTTTCAAAAATGGCAATTTTTGGTGGGTAAGTGTCAGGATGCCCGTAAACATTGGATTTTTTGCCGTTTCGATGTGTCTTTTTCGCCCTTACAAGTGTCTTTTTTAGCTCACAAGTGTCCATTTTTTCTCGCAAAAACTACCTTTTTAGGCTTTTCCGACACTCAAAAAACGCAAAAAGTACCGAAAAAGAGCCTTTTGAACTTGTGTATTTCGCCATTTGCCACCCCTTCGAACTGCATTTCCCAAGATAGGCACTACTCAATACAGCTTTCGACCTTCATTTTATCACTAATCGCTACACCTGCACTGCCATTACTCCCCCATTAAACTCACCCAAAAACACCATTTAAGAATGAACGTGACCATTTACCGATCTTTTGGAGACATCTCAACCGGATTCGTGCGCCCGGTGGAAAGTGTTCTTGCTCGTATTAAATCAGGAAGATCGAAGGCTATTGTTGACCAAGTGCGAAGTAAGGAATCAAAACAAGAGGCCGACGTTATCAAAAGGACTCTTCCGGCTATTCTGTTTAGTGGTAGCTTCCGGCAGCGAAATGATGCCAGTATCATCGAACATAGTGGGTTGATATGCCTTGATTTTGACAAATTCAAATCTTTAGATGATTTAAGCCAGTTTAAGAAGGGGATTGAATCGGATGAGTATACGTTCAGCTCATTCATTTCCCCAAGCGGTAACGGTCTGAAAGTATTGGTTAAGATACCGCCGGAGAAGGAGAACCATAAACTTTATTTCGAATCACTAAAGCACAAGTATAACTCCCCTTACTTTGATCCTTCCTGTTCCAATGTTAGCCGGATATGTTTTGAATCTTACGATCCTGAAATTTATATCAATACAAACAGCACTGTATGGGATATTATCGCTGAGCCTGATATATACGATGAACCGGTACGCCCAATAGAGATACCGGTAAGAAGTGAGAATATAATCGTTGAGAATCTTATGAAATGGTTCCGACGTTTCCCAATGGTAAAAGGAGAACGGAACGCAAACCTTTTTAAACTGGCCGCAGCTTTCAATGATTATGGAGTAGCTAAGAATGTAGCGGAACAACAATGTATGGAATTCCTAACGATGGATTTCGGGGCCCGTGAGATTAGAAGTCTTGTCAATTCAGCATACAAGAAAACCGCATCATTTGGAACCAAGTTCTTTGAGGATAACTACACGAAAGGGAAACTATCCGAGATGGTGCGAAGTGGGTCCACTATCAAGGATATCAAACGGAATATCCCTGAGTTAAAAGAGGATGAGATAGAGAAGGCGATAACCGGATTGAATGCCGCCGTATCAGTAAGTGATTTTTGGCAATATTCTGAAAAAGGAATCATTTCAATTCTACATCATAAATTCAAATACTTCCTTCAGGAGAGAAACTATTTCAAGTACTACCCAAGTGGAACGAATGCCTTTATTTTCATTAAGATTAATGAGAACCTGGTCGAGGAAACGAATAAGGATCAGATAAAAGACTTCACACTAAGCTACCTTGAAAGGAACAATGAAATAGGCATGAAGCCATTTAATTACATGGCTGAAAAAACAAAGTATTTCTCTTATGAATACCTATCATTTCTCGATACTAAAGAAGTAAAATTATTAGAAGATACACCGGAACTATGCTATCTGTATTTTTCCAATAAGATCGTTCAGATTAGTAAGAATGCGATCACTGAAATAGATTACATCGATTCGAACGGCTATGTATGGAAGAACCAAATTATAAACCGTTCATACATCAAATCAGATTTCACCAACTGTGTATTCAGTAAGTTCTTACTGTATGTAGCCGGAGAGAATCAGAACAGATATAACAGCCTGAGAAGTGTGATAGGGTACCTATTACACAGCTTCAAAACAAGTGCGAATAATAAAGCTATCATTCTGAATGATGAAACTATTTCCGATACTCCTAATGGGGGAAGTGGGAAGGGGATATTTTGGAATGCACTAAGTCAAATGAAGAAGTTAAATTCATTGGATGGAAAATCATTCTCCTTTCACGATCAGTTTAAATATCAAACGATCTCTACCGACTGTCAGCTATTGGTATTTGATGATGTGAAAAAGAACTTTGATTTTGAGAGTTTATTTAGTCTCATCACCGAGGGAATTATTATTGAGAGAAAACAACAACTAGCCATCAAACTACCTGTCAGCCGGTCGCCAAAGATTCTGATCACAACAAACTATACTGTAGGCGGTAGTGGTGGTAGTTTCGATAGAAGAAAATTCGAAGTTGAGTTCTCCTCGTATTTCAACGCGCAACATACGCCGTTGATGGTATTCGGGCATCTATTGTTTGATGAATGGAGCCAAATAGAATGGGCCAAGTTTGACAGCTTTATGATCGACTGTGTTCAACACTATCTAACACATGGTCTTGTACAGCATGAGTTTAAGAATCTTGAGGTAAGAAAGTTTATAAATAAGACATCGAGTGAATTCTATGAGTATACCAATGATGAAGACCACCTTCCTCATGCTACAAGGATTTATAACTCTGTTTTCATGGAGGATTTAATGAAAGAATACCCTGATTTGAAAAAATGGCTAACGGCAAAGAGATTGAAAATGTGGATCGATGAATACGCTAATTATAAGGGCCTGACGATCAAAAGAGATAAGGATCAACTAGGTAGATACTTTGAGTTGTTCAAGTTTGAGAAGGCCCCGTTTTAAAATCACAACCCAACATAACATGAATACATCCATTACAATAGAAACATTCACCACAATGTACAACGCTCGAAGAAAAGAGCGCATGGGAGATATATACTACCCGAAGTCATTCCCGTTGATGAAAACGAAAGTGATCACGAAGGGGAAGAAAGAATACAAGTCAAATGGGAACGGCATCCCAGTACTTGATACATACACCCCTCCAGTTACTAAAAAGGTTTTCGACACCAATAAATTCAACGACTTGTGTCAGGCCGTATGGGAGTATTATTTAGGAACTAAACTAAAGAGAATTAGTTCAGAAGGTAAGTATAGGCCGGAGTTAGGAAGATTCATTCAATCTACGAACAAAGGGTTTGCCGACCTACACGGAATCCATGAAGGACGAGCCGTTTACATCGAAACAAAACAGCCGAAAGAATCGCAATTAAAGAGCCAAAGGGACTTTCAGAAGTGGGTGCAAGATGGAGGTGGATATTATTTCATTGTCCGGTCGTTTGATAGCATAATGAATGTGGTGGGGATGTTGTGTAATGTGTCGAAAGCAGGGGCAACGAATATAGAGCCGACATCTACGGAGTTGCCCAACCCGATCACTGCACTACAAACAGAATCGCAGCCCGTATAATCGCCACCACTTACAAGAACATCCTCCATGACCTTAAACTAAAAACCGATAAAGTGTAAGAAAATGTCAGAAAAATTAAAAACCATCCGTCCCGGTCAACCGATAACACATGAGCAGTTCGTAACTGCATTGGAGGAGAAGATTCGATTGGAGAAATACGTTGAGTATCTCACCAAGATCACACGAGCGTACATGTACCAAGAAGAAGCTGAACGAGTACAGCACCGGAAGAAAAGAGAAATTTCAAATCAATAAAAAACTTAACGGCCACCTCCGATAATGGTGAAAAAATAATGAATGAAGAAAAAAAAGAGAAAGGTACCCCCGCTATTGCAAAACCGATGTTAGGCGATGTTGAATCGCTTTGGTTAGGTAGATTGAAAAAATACCTGTCTGATTATAAATACGACTATGTATATAGTTGGTGGCTTCGATGTGAATATCAACACGAAGGAATAACTACACCAAAGATTAATGCCATATTGTCAAAATTGGTTGCAAAAGGCATATTGAAAAAAGAAAAAACTGGTTCATATACGAAGTTCTCACTCAATTACCCCCCCCCCACCCACACACATCCCTAATTTAAACAAAAAGTAAGGCTGCTTAAAGCCGAATCGTAAACAATCAAAATAAATAATATGGAAAAGAAAAATAAAAAAGGGTTCTGTATAAAATGCGAATTAGCATTACGAAATTCTGATTCAGTTGGATTGTGTGAATATTGTGCTGATAAAGAATATGAAAGGTTGACGGCAAAAACTCCGCCCAAATACGAAGGTAAAATTGAACCGCTAAGAGATACTACACCGTTTTATATGGTAGTGGTTGCAGGTGATAGATTGAGCATAGATCCTGTTGTGTACAAATCATACGAAAAGGCTTATGAGGAATGTTTGCGCCTATCCAAAAAAGAAAACAAACCCGCTTACGTCGTTAAGTCCGTGACCCAAGTGGAACAAATACCAAATGTTACACAATTTAAACCTTAATAATATGCAACAAGAAAAACAACCCTACACTTTCACCCCGCACGATCTTAGGATTGGGAATGTGGTGAATTCTCATTCATCGGAAGATGGATTATTACCAAAGACGATAGACGGACAAGATATAGTCATATTGGAGGTTCATCCAAATTACTTCAACGATCACCACTCCCCCATCCCGATCACGGTTGAGATGTTGGTGGAGGAATTGGGGTATAATTGCTTAAACCCTCATGAATATTATTACCATGAAACGGCAGAGTATGGTGGTATCAAGTTTCATGAAGGGAGGTTTTATCTATGTTTCGTTAGTGAAAAAAGGAAGAATAAATTTACATTTTTATTAAGTCGTGACTTCACCTACCTCCACGAACTGCAAAACCTTCACTACGATTTTACACGCGAAATGTTAACCTTAAAAAGTAAAGAGAAATGAAAAGAGAAATAATGTTCAGGTGCTTCCAAAATGGGAAGATGTTAAAAATAGAAGGTAATCACCATGTATCATTAGACTACAATGATATATCAGGGTGGAATGTAGCACAAAAACCATTTGACAAAAAAGAACCGTGGTTAATAGGAGAAAGTAGTAGAGATAGTGCCGATTTTGTCCTCATGCAAAAAACAGGGCTAAAAGACATTAACGAAAACGACATATACGAAGGGGATATTGTCAAGTGCGGTTACGGTATAGGTGAAGTTATCTACCACTTAGGTGCCTTTATGATTCAATGGATTTCGGATAAACAGGCAGATATGGAATTTTTATTTAGCCGAAAAGGTAGGTATATAAGAACTGGCGATGAGTGCTTAGATATAATTGGTAATGTTTACCAAAGCGATATAGAAACACTTCTTTTTCAATATCAAGAATTAAATAATAAACCTTAAAAAATAACCCCACAATGAACACAGAAACAATTTTAGCCGTAGTAATCGCGGTGGTAGTATTAATAGACATCGCATTTAGAATATATATTATTCGTAACATCAACAAACGCCTTTCAAAGTTGGAAGAGAGGCAAAAGAAACAAGCGGAGGATATAGATTTTCAAAAAAGACGTATAAAGTATTTACGTGAAAGACTACAACCTACCCACGACCAACCCGAAGTGAAGGCCGGGTATGATGATGGGGCGACAACATACGAACCAACGTACTATCCTCTATGGATTCAATCCGAGGAGTTCAAAAGGCTTTTGGTAATCCAAAGCAATCCCGAAGTGAAGTATTGGTTCAAAAACAAAGAGGTCACATTTGAACAATTGAAAGATATTTTAGAGTCATTGAATGGTTTGTCCGAACCTAGAATTTTTGTGAATGTGTATAAGGACGATTCTGGCAGGTATATAAGCATGGCAGATTATTCATCCACCAAAGAGGCTTATGATGAGCGAGATAATCTTTCAACATACCTCGAAACCGTTGAGATCATCAGACATAAAAAAGCCCCTCGGACATAGATTTAAGTAATTTATTTGCCTACATATTCCGCAAAATGCTAATTTTGTAAACAAATGGGGAAGTCGAAAACACCCGCCCAAATTGAATTTGTCAAAAGAGAATTGGCCAAAGGGACGCCACGTGCCAATATTTTGACATTATTTGTCCAAAATTGGCCAAAGACATCTACAAGGACGTTCACAAGACGTTTAAGTATAGCTACTGATGAATACGAGTCAGAAATGGCCGAAAAAGAAAGAATTAGGAAGGAGAACATGCCGGCGGAAGTTAAGGCCGAAATAATGGCTAATATCGCCACAGAGACGGAACTCGATTTAATACTTTCTAAAATAGCCTATGGAGATGTGACAGTAGAAGAGTACATAAAGGGGATAGCGGTTGTAAGAGGGGTGACACCAACGGAACAGATCGCAGCGATTGACAAGCTTTACAAAAGGAAGGGAAGTTATGCCACTATCAAAAACGAAACAACCCTTAAAGGGTCTTTAGATGCGAGTATCACTATTGAGTATACCGAGTAATGCCAACATTTAAATTCTCTAAAAAATTCTTCAATAACGTATACTTCCACTTACTGAAGTCGTTTGAAGATGTATCCATCCGGTATATATGGATATATGGAGGATCTTCAGCAAGTAAAACATATTCTGTATGTCAGCTCATTGTTATTCTCATGCTTCAAAAGAAGGATGATAATACCTTAGTATTGAGAAAATACGGAACCGATATAAGAGATTCAATCTATTCAGATTTTAAAAGCGTTATAAGCAAGTGGGGGCTATCTGAATACTTCCTATTCCAACAGAATTACATCGAATGCCTACTTACAAAGTCTTACATCCGTTTTCGTGGATTGGATGATAGTGAAAAAGTAAAAGGTATTTCAGGATTTAAAAGAGTAGTGCTGGAGGAGGTCTCGCAATTCGATGAGGTGGATTTCAAACAGATAAGAAAACGTCTCAGAGGGTTGACAGGACAGCAGATCATAAGCCTATTCAATCCGATTAGCGAAGATCATTGGATAAAAACAAATGTCTTTGATAAAGAAGTACTTACCGAGATCGATACAAAAGAAGAGGCTCTAAAGTTATCAGTTGCACCTGAGCAATGGCAGCTAACCGGCAAGTGGGTTAATGATAGCGGCAACACTGTTATTTACAAAACCAACTACACCGATAATAAGTTCATTGTCGGCCCGTACAAGGTAGATCAACACGTAATTGACGACTTCGAAAAGGATAAGATCGATGATTATAACTATTATCAGATTTACGGCCTTGGTAATTGGGGGAAACTTCGTACCGGTGGCGAGTTTTGGAAAGATTTCAACAGCAATAAACATAGCCGGAATCTTGTATGGGATGAAGCCTACCCTATACACATCACTTGGGATGAGAACGTGAACCCCTACCTCACTTGTCTTGTATGGCAAGGGATTGGCAAACACATTCAACAAATTGATGAGATATGTTTAGAAGACCCACGTAACAGAGTACATGATGTTTGTGCTGAGTTCATAAAACGCTATCCGGTGGCAAGGGTTAAAGGGTTATTTGTGTATGGTGATCGTACATCAGTGAAAGAGGATAGCAAGATGGAAAAGGGTGAGAATTTCTTCACCAAGATATTACAGCACCTCCGGGAATATCATCCGAAATTAAGGCTTCAAACATCAAACCCTAGTGTAGTACAGTCAGCCGGATTTATAAATGAAATCTATGCCGGCAAGATTGAAGGCATTGAAATTGCCATAGGGACCAACTGTAAGAAATCCCTTAACGACTACTCCTATGCCCTTGAGGATAGCGACGGGACACTGAAGAAAACTAAGAAAAAACACCCTGTTACCGGAGTAACATATGAGGAATACGGGCATCCTTCCGACGCTAAAAGATACTTTGCTATTATGTATTTCGCCCAGGAGTATAGCGATTATCTACGTGGCGGCCGTCACAAGTCGATTATGACCGGGGGAAACGCCGCAAAAAATAAATATTAGCAAATGGGTTGTATTATTCGCAATACGCTATTTTTGTAGCCAAATCAATAAAATGAGCTATTTGATTCGCGCTGATTATAACGCACTCATACAGACGGACAATCTGAATCAAATCATTGGCTCAAAACAAGCGATACTAGATCAAATAGAATCGGTAGCACAGCAGGAAATCATTAGTTATCTTAGGCAGAAATACAACGTAGATAAGGAGTTCACCGACACGAATCTATACGCCTACAATGTCGCTACATTCAATGCTAAAGATCGTGTATATCTTGATGCAACGGCTTACAGTGCTACAGCTACTTATGCGCTCAATACCCTTGTTACGTATAACAGTAAGGTGTATAGATGCTCAACAGCCGTAACAGTTGCGGAGGCTTTCAACGCTGCTAAATGGACATTGTTAGGCGATCAGTACCAAATATTCAACGTAACAACCCCTAAAAATGATTGGGATTATTATACCGAGTATTCTACGGGGGATGAAGTATTTTATGAGAACAAAACCTATACGGCAGTAGTTGGTAGTACCGGTATCATTCCGAGTAGTAGCCCTGCAATATGGGGCACCGGTACGGCATACACCATTCCTGCGGCAACATGGGTAACGGATACAGCAAAATGGACAGCCGGTGACAACAGAACATCGCAGTTGGTTGCTTACATGATCGATATAGTGTTGTACCATGTCCACAGCCGAATAGCGCCGATGAATATCCCTGACCTAAGGGTTAAGCGTTATGATGATGCGATCAAATGGCTTAAATCATGCGCTCAAGGTGATTTTATCACTTCCAATATCCCACTCATCCAACCAAGATCCGGTAAGCGTATACGGTGGGGATCCTTAAATGAAAAAAACAATAACAACTACTAATGAACAGGATCCAAACATTATGGAATAAGGCTATTGGTAAGGATATTAGCAAGACTCCAAAGGAAGGTAAAAGAGTTCCTATTGCTAAGACTAAACTAAACCGGATTCGTCAGGATGCCGCCACACGAAAGGCAGCAATTGAGGAGGCTGAGTTAGCTCTTTTCCCTTTTCGTGTTAAGCTCCAACAACTATACCTCAACACTGCTGAGAATGGCTATATAAAATCATGTATTGAAAGAAGAAATGATCTAACCTTGTTGCGTAAATGGGCTTTCAAAGATGCAAACGGTAATGTAAGCCAATCAGTAATGGATTATTTCTTTGATACTGTTGATGGCAAGTCAACGAAAAAAGAATGGTTCAATAATTTCATCACATATTGCTTAGATGCTCAGTACTATGGGTATTCACTTATCTACCTTGGTGATGTGGTTAATAATTCATTCCCATGTGTAGAGGTGGTGAAGAGGTGGCATATTTCGCCGGATAGGTTTTTGGTTAGCCGTTATGAGTATATCACAACTGGGTGCAAGTTCATGGAGGAAGAGGGGGTAAAAGACTTCCATGTCTATGTGTCAACCCCTAACCGTATAGGCACTTCAATCTGTGGTTATGGCTTGTTCTACGAGTTGTCGGTGTATGAAAATTTGATGAGGAACTTATTAGGTTTCAATGGGGATTATGTGGAGGTGAATGTTGTTCCCTTTCGACAAATTAAGACCTATAAAACAGAAGAATCAGAACGTGAGGAACTATTCCAAACGGCTTTAAATATTGCGAGTTGTGGAGTGGCTATTACAGATCCAACGGATGAGATAATCTTCCATCAATCAGGTGCAAGCGGCACCGGGTACAATGCCTATGATAACTTTGAGTCACGGTTAAAGAAGTTCATTTCCCAGTTGATTTTAGGCCATGCCGATGCGATGGAATCAATACCGGGTAAATTGGGGAATGATAGTGAAGAATCGCCTGCACAACAAGCATTAGAGGATAAGCAGACTAAGGACGGTGAGTTTATCCTAGCCATCGTGAATAAAATGCTCATCCCGAAGATGCGGGCCCTAGGTTTTAGCATACCCGAAGGCGTTACGGCTTGTCTGCTCAATGATAACGAGGATATTGATAATGCTGATAATGTGGTGAACTTGGCGGTTAAAATGAAGAGTGCAGGGTTACAAATGGAGCCTAAATTCTTTACAGAGAAAACAGGTATTCCGGTAGCAGAACCAATACTACCAACGGTACTACCTAAGATGCCTCAATCAGTTCAGAATAAGTTGAAAACAATGTATAATCGGATAGAGTGTAATCATGACTAATAATAGTTAAGTAATTAATGGGTAAAATCCAATATTCAGATAAGCAGATAGAATCCATGATAAAGGGGATTGAAAACGGTACTATTACCGTTGAGGATCTTCCTGTGGATTACTATACGGCTTTCACCAACTATCTGAAAAAAGCCATATTTGAAGGCTTTGGAGCTACATTGGAGACAGTCTCACAGCTTGATTTACCGTTACTGGAGGAACTGTGTACGAATGCTTATATGTTCGGTGCTGCAAAGACTTTCCAACAAACAGCAGAAATAACATCATTGCTTGTTGATCAAGAAACGGGAGAGGTTAGAAGTAGTAGAGAGTTCAATAAGTTAGCTCGTGAAACGTATGATAATTGGAATGATAATTGGGGCGTAACCGAGTACAATACAGCCATTGCACAGGCTGACAGTGCAGCGAAGTGGAATGAGATAGAGAAGCAAAAGGATGTGATGCCGGTACTGAAATATTCAGCTATTGGTGATGCTTGTGATATATGTCAACCCCTTGATGGGCTTACGGCTGTTGTTGATGATCCTATTTGGGATTCGGTAGCCCCAACGAACCATTTTAATTGCCGGTGCCTTGTCACACAAGAAACTGAAGGTACGGAATTAACCAATGATCCCGAATCAATAACGGGACCCGTGATAGATAAAATGAAGGATAAGGGACAAGATATTTTCATCAATAACGTAGGGAAGACGGGGGAAATATTTACAAAGGATCATCCATATTTTGATGTATCGAAAGAATACCGTGAGTATGCCAAAGCCAATTTCAATTTACCAATACCTGAATTTAGCGAAAAATGAGTTTAATCCTCACATCAAACAGACAGCGTAAAGCAAACCTAGCCATCGATATGGTAAAGGCTGCATTGAATCATTATGCACGTTTCGAAAGACCAGTGCAGGACATTGTATTATCTCAACGGTTATGGAATCAGTTCGTAAAAGGTATGATTGAAAAAGATCCTGAGAAGGAATATGATCTCCTAATGACTGATGAAATAGTTTTCAAGAACTGTACCGTAAAGAAGGGGTCTACTTTCATGTTGAAATCTATGTATGTAACTTTAAAACAGCGAGTACTTGAGTAAATGGAACTTTGATATTGTCCAAAAGAAGATAGCAGATACTAAACGGAATTTGCCTATCATCCTTGCAAAGCAAGCAGAGAATCATTTCACCGATTCTTTCAAGAAAGGGGCTTTGGATAGTCATAAGTGGCAGGAAGTGAAGAGACGAATTCCCGGAACGTATGAATACAAGTACCCAAAGAAGAAAGGGTTAAGCAGAAGAATTACCCCTATTCTTGTTCGTACGGGCAATCTAAGAAGGAAAGTATCAAGGTCTATTCACGAGGCTACATTCGCTCGTGTTAGGCTTGTGGTTGACTTGCCGTATGCCGAAGCACATAACGAAGGAACAGATAATATCCCCGCCCGCCCATTTATGATACAAACACCACAATTAGCGGCAAAACAGAAAACAACTATTGAAAAAGAGATCGACAAAATTTGGAAATAATGGCAAGAACAGTTCAGGAGTGCAACTCATACATTGTAAGTAATCTAGTGACACAGTTCGCGGCTGTTGGGATCACTATTAACCCAACGAACTGGAGTAAGGCTAATCTATTGCGGTTGATATGCTATACCGTTGCCATCGCTCAAAGTTTAGGCGAGCAATTCATGGATGATTACATAACTAAGGCCGAAGAGATACAAAGCAAATCAGCAGCCGGATCGCTCAAGTGGATTCAGGATAAGATGTTTAAATTCCAATATTCATCCACCAATCCGCAAACGGTTGTCTATAACGATGGGGTACCAGGATATGCCGAAGTGAACGAAACGCTTCAGATAATTACCGCATGCGCAGTGCTATCTACATTGCCGAATCAGGTACTTGTGAAAGTAGCTAAAGGAAGTCCGTTGAGTATCTTGTCAGGGGCTGAATTGTCAGCAGCACAGAGTTATATTGATTACATAGGTACAGCCGGTATTGTCTATACCGTTTCTTCTCAAAATCCTGATCGTTTATATCTTAAAGGAGAAATATTCTATGTCGGTTCCTACAGTGCTGTGATCGCCGATGCTGTTATTGATGCTTTGGATAATTATCTTGCTACGTTGAGTGTTGAGAGGTTTGGAGGTGATATTCTTGTCAGTGGGATAAAGGCCGTAATTCTAAGTGTTGAGGGGGTGAATGATGTTCAGTTAGAAGAGGTGAAGTGTAGATATAGTTCGCAATCATTCGGGACCGGCACCACCCTTGTAACAGGGTTTGACCTTCAACAACGCAAGTACAACGCAAGTGCAGGGTATCTTATTCAAGAGGATACCGCTACTCATACATTCGCTGACGAACTAACTTTTACCGCTGAATAATGGACAACCTTCACGTTATAGATACATCGATGCTTGTAAAGGATATATTCCCCAAGGACGAGCAAAGTAGCGAAAATATCGCGGGGGCGAAAGGCTTGTTATCCGGGTTCAACTACATGTGGAATATCGTAGGAGGTATTATTCATGGTGCCGATAATTTCGCGTCTCTTTCGCTATGGTCAGCAGGGACTTACAACGCAGGTGATCAGGTGATATATTTACTCGATGGGGCCGTATATGAATGCACAGCGACAAGCACAACCACTACTCCAAACACGGTAACTGATTGGAAGAAGATAGCAAAATCATTCATAGGCGGTGAAGAATGGAGTCTATTTGGCGGCGGCAAATTACAGTTAGAATATGCACTCAACCGTAGATTCTTTACGAGCTTTTTAAACCCTCCAAGCACTTCGGATATATACTTAGCGAACAATGTTCTTACCGCGAATTGTTTCATTGCGGGAGGCCCAGATAATAGCTCATGGGTGTACAGCGATCATAGTAGTGAATCAGTAAAAGACAGCTATTCATGGACAGGGATAACACAGTTTACTATTTTCATCCCGAATGCTACTTATACCGCCTTAGGGACATACCCTGATGATGTAGTCAGTCAGTTTGTAGATCAAATTATTCCCGCAGGGATCACTTATTCAATAGTCAATTACTAATATGTCAAAAACATTATTAACAACAAACATTACGTCAACCGTTGCGATGCCGGTGCAAGGGAAGACGCTTAAATTCATCCAAGATGCTCATTCGGAACTTACGCCGGGACTTGGTAAAGCTCTCATAGGATCAACTTATGATGCTGCCAAATATTATGCACTTTCTGGGTGTAATGATACAGGGGCCGGGGGTGGCGCTGTTACCATCCAAAGTGGTATCGTACTTTACAACAATACACTATATCGATTAACTGGAGGTTCGTTCACGTTGGTAGGCGCAAATGTCACAATAATAAACCTTACAACGGCCTATTTATCCGGTGTGGATCCTGTTACGTTTAGCGATCTAAATACTTACAATGTTCATAAGGATGAATACTTTGCAGTAACTCAAGGGGCTAGTGGTTCAGGAACTTTAAATCACTCTGCATTGGTATTCATCAGCAATAAAGTAGATCTCACAAGTGCTTTGGCGGTGCCGAATAAGTTCACCGCCGCAGGTGATGCGAACTTCGGTACCCCAAGGGCCATTCTTGATAATGACCGAGTGTATTTGTATGGTGCTGCTTTTGCGAAAACAGGAACCGTTGCAGGTGATTACATCTGTCAATTGCCCGCAGGAATGAGGCCATCCAATTACCGCCGATTATCATGCCATGTAGTAACTGGAACAACCGGAACAACGACTACTCATTGTTGGTTAGGGATTGATACAAGTGGGAACATTCAGGTTGAGATATTCGATACTGGCTATACGGCCAATTCATCGTATGTATTCTTCAATGGGATTTCGTTTCTTTTATAATTAGTGATTTTTATAATAACCGCCTTTCGTAATAATAGGACCACTCCACCATGAAAAAACTACTATTCATATTCGCTATATTGTTCGCTTCATGTGAAAAGGATTATTCTTTGGAATATTTCAAAACATATAACGCCGCAGCTCCATGTATTGTACTCAAACAATCACAAGGATTTAAGACTTTGAAATGTATTTTGTGGGAGAAAACAGGAAGAGACTTATTCAAGGTAACGGTATTGTATATAGAAGGCAATATGACCGATCATGAATCATTTTCATTGTTCAATCACAACGGCAAACAAATAGCATTTAAGCAAGTAAAATGAACGATAATTCACGCAAGCGTTACAGGGAAACAACTAACCTAACTCCGTCTGAAAAGGTAATCATTCAGCGCTATTCAGAGATTACAGGAGAGAGCAAAAGTAGTTTCATCCATATTGCTATTAAGAAGGCTATCAAGGGTATTCCTGAGCCTATCATGAATCAAATCAAAAAGCAGCGTTAGGGCATTAGCATATTGCCTATAAAATGGGCAGCCCATTCACATTGTTTACATTTAAGCATTTCACTTTTGTAGTGAAATGTATACCGTCGATTATAGCGTTGATGTTCCGGTGATGTTGCTGAATAAGCAAATAGGGCCATCGTATAACGAAGACGGTACTCCTGATTACTCTCCATATATTGACGGTGCGGCATTCCAAGAGGAAATAATGAATTTAGATTCTTTAGGGAAGAAAGCTATTCAGATATGGATATGTTGTGAAGGCGGTAGTGTGATGGATGCAATGAAGATATGTTCCGCAATCCTTAGGTGCAAAACACCTGTTGATACTGTCAATACTGGTGTGTGTGCATCCTCCGCAGGCATGGTGTTCATGTGTGGCCGAAATCGTATCATGATGGACTATGCTACGTTCATGGCTCATCCGGTTTCCGGTCCCGACGATAAGGCGAAGGCCGCACTAACAAAGTGTATTGCAGACCTAGCGAGTGCAAATGCAAATTTCAACTCCGAATTCTTCGCAAGCATGATGAGTGTTACCACATGGTTAGATGCTCAGAAGTGTTTGGATATGGGAATCTGCACATCCATTGAAGCCACAGCGCCACAAAATAAAAAGTACATGCCTAAGAGTAATCGAGCGGCAATCATGGAGTACTGCAACAAGTTGACTGAAGACTTACTCTCAAATATTCAAAAAACAAATCTCATGGATTTAAAATCAATTACCAACAAGTTGAATCTTGTTGATGGTGCCGATTTAAACGTAATCAATAGCGCGATAGATGCGCTTATCACAGCCCGAAATCAGGCCGAAACAACTGCATCGAATCTCACCGAGCAATTAACGCAAGCACAATCAGAATTGCAAGCCGCTACCAATAAAGTAACGGAATTACAGGCCGCTGTTGATGCTGCTAATGCTGAAAAGAAAGCTGCCGAAGATGCCGCCCTTGAAACGTCCGCTACTGAAATGGTGAACAAGTATACCAACAAAATCGGTAAGGATGCCACGGTGATCGCCAAGTTCGTGAACATGGCCAAGGCTGATATGGAAGGGACTAAAACCATCCTCGAAGCCATCCCATTAAACAAAGTTGGGGCACGAGCTACGGACAATACAACGCCGGAGGCTAAGTCTCTGAATGTGACAAACATCATGGCCGAAATCAAAAACCGTATTACCAAGAAAACAGCATAGATCGACCACAATAAAGCCTACTACTACTGCTACCACAATAAAATTCAAAAACTACATACCCATCATTTATAAAAATAGAGAAATGAAAAATCAAAGAAAAATCTTAATCTCAATCCTCGCCATTGCTCTGATCAGTACGTGCTTATCCGCAGCGACAGGAGTAAGCCCAATGTTATTCTCCATGATGCTGTTCGGCATTGGTATGGGGGTTGGTGTAATGAAACACTATTTAGGTGCTTTCGATACATCCGGCCAGTTAAATACCGGTATCACATTGACCGATACAACCTATGCAGGTGAAGCCGCAGCAGGATTCATCGTTCGGGCTATGACCGACAATGTAATGGTGAACGGTGGTCACATGTATGTTAAGGACGGAATCAAAAAGCAATACACTATTCCACGTTGGGATATAACTTTTGAGGATTTCGTACAAGATGTAAAAGCTACCCCTACTCCCGGTATTGAAAAAGAAACGGTAACCGGTCAGCAATTGGTAACTAAAGAGTATATGGTTTATCATGAATTTAATCCTCGTGATTTTGAAGATCATTGGTTCGCCACACAGTTACAAGGGAATACGTTGTTGGATACATCGTTACCTACTACTGTTGAGTCTGTAATGGTTCAAGAGGTATTAAAACGTAATGGAGCATTCGTAAACAAATTGGCATGGAACGGGAATACAACCCTTACTACCAAGATGAAGTATGTGGATGGGTTTAAAACAAAAGCTACAGCCGCTTCAGGGACGGTAAAAACAGGTTCAACTACAACATTGACCAGTTCAAACATTGCAGGTGAATTGCAGAAAGGGTATGATGTTATTCCTACGGCATTGAAGTATGAATCATACGGCAACAATGACGGAACGGTAAACAGCCGATTGAAAATATTCGTATCTCCTAAAACATTTGATTTGTTCTGTCAATATCAAATTGCACAAACAAACAAAGGGGTAGATATTACTCAAGTTGGTATCAATAAGTTTCGCGGTATTACGGTAGTTCCAATCCCGGATTTACCTAATGATTATTACGCTATTGCCGTTGGACAGCCTGATATGGGGTCTAACCTGTGGATGGGGATGAATTCAATGGCTGATGATAGCTCCATTCAGCTTGCCAAGTTGCAAGCAAATAGCGAATTATACTTCGTTAAGATGTTGGCAAAAATAGACTTCCAAATTGGTTGGAACGAAGAGATGGTAACCTACGAATAGTAGGAATTCAATAATCTTTTTTAAACATAACTAAGAAGAATCACAATGGCTAAAGTAGTAAAATCAAATTCAGAAAATTCAATTATCAATTCAGAAAATAAAGAGTTGATAGGTAATTATCTGAATGCCTACCCCGAAGTAAAGATTGTGTATTTCAATTCTGATGGCGCATGGTCATTCCATGCACGTACTGGGTTTGATACACAGGTAACACGGGATGAGGTGCTTGGAACACCGACCATTTCGGAGGCCCCAATGGATGAAACACCGGCCGATGCCATCATCGAAGAAGCACCAACGGATGAAGAGTCTATAACGGAAGAATCTACAACGGATGAACAACCGACCGAAGAGCCAGCAACCAACAAACCACCTACTAAAGGAAACAAAAAATAATTTTTCAACACAAAATAATTCATAATCATGAGTACTAATGTAAGATTAGGTTCAGGAAATTCACAAGACAACACCGGACGCACTCTCCAATACGATTGGCAAGAGGTAGCGTATGCCGCAAGTGTTGCTATCACAACGAAACAAAACGTATCCAATACAACCGTTCGTGTTGCTCAGGCAACGGGGGCACTTGCATTGACCGTAAGTACTGGTTCCGCTACTACCGACCCGCAAGTGGGTGATCGTCTGACCATCCTTGCTTCTTCGGATGCTACGGGCCGTGTTATCACATTCTCCACCGGGTTTGCATCCGCAGGAACGCTTACCATGGTTGCCAGTAAAAAGGCATCCGCACAGTTCGTGTTCGACGGGACTGCATGGGTTGAACTTCAGCGTTCAATTGGAGCGTAATCAGAATTACTAACAACTCAAAATTAATCAATGAGTTTACCACAAATTACGTTTGTTGAAGGTCAGGGCGGGTTAGGTCGCGCCCTACCTTCAAACGACCATATATCAGCTCTGTTGTTCTATACAGGAACTCTACCATCAGGATTTGCTACTACATCGGTAGCTACTCGATGCAAAGCCCTATATAGTTTACAGGATGCTGTAACAGCCGGGATACTTGGCGACTTTTCAGACGCTACCGCAGCAACTGGGAAGTATACCGTATCAACAGCAGGCGCCACGGGTGACACAATAGAAATATTCGTTACCGACCTTACGCCATATACGGGAATTGTAAGAACCCTATCATTAGGCAAAACAACGCTTGCAACAGGTTCGCCAACCACAACTACCACCGCAGCAGAGATAGCGGCTACAATCAACGCAGGTACAGCTACACATGGTTATACGGCGAGTGCTGCCGTTGCTGTTTGTACGATTACCGCCCCAAAATCTCAAGGGGCCTATCTGAATTCGGGGACACCACTTACGGCAACGATTAGCGGGACTATCGCGGGAGCCTTTGTTCAGTTCGGGGGGTCAGGCATGACAGCCGGAGTAACATCGGTTCTTATGAGTTATTACTATCATGTTGCTGAGTTCTTCCGTATGCAGCCTAAAGGAAAATTATGGGTTGGGTTCTTCGCGGTACCAGGGACATATACATACACTGAGATCACCGACATGCAGAATAATTCACTTGGTGAAATTCGTCAAATCGGGATCTATAAAAATGGCACTTGGGCTAGTGGGGACCTTTCAACGATCAATACCATTTGCAATACCAATAAGACTGTAAATTATCAACCATTACAGGCTATTTATGCTGCAAATCTTCAGGCCACTACCGACATCACAACCGTTACCGATCTGTCTACATTGACTTATAACAATGTATTGAACCTTATAAGTCAGGACGGCCAAGGATTAGGGGCATTTTATTACAAGTCTCTTGGTTCAGGTATCAAATCGATCACCAACTTAGGTACTGTCCTTGGATCCGTTGCTCTTCGCAAAGTAAGTGAAAGTATTGGATGGGTAGCTCAAACAAACATATCCAACGGCAAAGAAAATGAAGTACCGGCCTTCTCTAATGGGCAACTTGTATCGGCGCTATCTGTTACTGCTTTGAACGCATTGGACACTAAACGCCATGTATTTGGCATTAAGTATATCGGCGTGAATGGTACCTATTGGAACGGTGGCCATATGGCTGTATCTCCATCGAGTGATTATGCTTACATGGAAGACAACCGCACTATTTGTAAATGTGAGCGATTGTTATACGCTGCCCTTATCCCTTTCCTAAATTCTCCCATCGTTTTTAACTCCAATGGAACTTTGAAAGATACTACGGTAGCGCAGTTTGAAACTGTTGCATCTAGCTGTCTTGATCAGATGGTCCGTGATGGGGAGTTGAGCGATAAGAAAGCAACCGTAGACCCATCTCAAAATGTATTATCAACCAATACGCTAACCGTATCCGTTAAATTGGTAAAGAATGGTGTTGCTCGCAATATCAGCGTACCGATCGGATTTAACCCATCAATAAGCTAATGGCATTACCACTGATTAATGGAGTGAATTACTCCTCCGCAAGCGTTAACGTAATTATTCCGGCTCTCCCTTCGCAGTTGGCGATAGGTGTAGTTTCGATCGATTACGATAAAATGCAAGAGGTGACCGACAACTATGGGTTGTCTCAGGACCCAATTAGCCGTGGATTCGGGCAAAACAAATACACAGGCTCTATCGAATTGATGAAGGATACATGGAACCAAATCATTGATGCTTCTCCCCTTCGAGATCCTGCGAAACTTCCGTTGTTTGACATCACTGTAACCTATGCAGGATCAACAACCGGAGGCATTTTCAAAAAGGAAGTTCTTCGAGCTGTAACCTTTAAGAATAACCCATCCGGTGTAAAGATGGGAGACACGAAGATTACTTGCAAGATTGAACTTGCTGTTGGAAATATTGATTACTAATTCGGCATGAGGTGACTATCGTGGTTACCTCATTGCTTAAACATACACCACCGATGAATGAAGAAAAACCCACAAACAAATTACCGGTAATTGAGAAGAGTGTAATTACCGAGGAGGAACAAAAAGGCTATGACGCAAAGTGTATTGAACTTGGGAAGAAGTACAATACCAAAGTTCATGCCTGCGTAATGTTCAAATCCAACGACCCTGAATTTACTAGAATTGTTGCCTATATCCGTGAGCCGGAATATGTGAATAAATTGGCTTACATGGATAAGGTGGCGAATTTGAGTATGCGTATAGTAGCCGATGAAATCCGTGAGAAGTATTTGATCCGTGAGGAGAGTTCACCGGAAACATACAGCGATCACCAGGAGAATGACCGTTATAAAATGGGCGTATCCGAGGAATGTCTAAACATCATTCAGATTAGTACCAATCAACTTAAAAAAAAATAATTGAAATACAAGAGGCTTATGATTCGGAAGAACTGAATTACAAACAAATGGCCGCCATTATTCGCGGCGTAAGTGCGTATCGGTTGAACCCCGACGAGATGAATGAGGAAGAGTTAGCAATAGCTTTTTGTGAATCGAGATACTTTCTAAAAACAACCGCACGCATTGCCTAGTATAGTTGAATACATATTGAAATTGCAAAGCAACGAATTTGATTCGGGCATTGAGAAGGCGAATAAATCTACCTCAGCTCTCGATCATTCCTTTGCAAGTTTAAAAAGTACTATTGGTGGTGTTGTTGCTGGCCTTGCTTCATTCGAATTTCTAAAAAGTTCCGTTGAATCCTTTAACAGTGCAGCTCAAGCATCTGCACAACTTGACGCATCATTACGATCAACGGCTAACGCTGCGGGGCTTAACCGAAAAGCATTGGATGAACAATCAGCGGCCCTCATGCGAGCAAGTTTATTCGATGATGATGAAATAACAGCATCACAGGCATTACTCGCCACATTCACTCAGATTCATGATACCGTATTTATGAAGGCTATTCCTGCGATCACCGACCTAGCGACAAAGATGGGAGGAGATTTGCAGGGGGCAACTGTTCAGGTAGGTAAGGCCCTTAATGATCCAATCAAAGGTATTAACGCATTACAAAGAGTAGGCGTTTCATTTACCGAATCGCAAAAGCAGACTATCAAAACACTTGTTGAAACCAATAAAGTTGCCGAAGCTCAAAGCCTTATTTTAAAAGAACTTACAAACGAATTCGGAGGGTCTGCATTGGCAGCAAGTCAGGCAGGTACCGGAGGATTTACCGTGCTTGGTCATGAATTCGGTAATGTAAAAGAAGCCGTTGGAGCCTTGGTTGTTTCGTTCGTTGAAAAACTTAAACCGCAACTTGAATGGTTGGTGGGAGCGTTGCAACGTGGAGTAGATTGGTTGAGTAAACATACCGACCAAATCAAAGAAACCGGTAAGGCCCTAGCGGTTGCCTACGGTGGATTTATGCTATTAAAAACCGGCATTGCGCTTGCCACAGCCGAAACAATTAGCCTTAACGCTGCTTTTGCCGTATCGCCAATAGGGTTAGTAACAACGGCGGTAATTGGATTAGCCACGGCTTACGGTTATTTGGCATCATCCGCAGAACGTGCGAATAATGCGATGGCGGTGAGCGCAAATGCTGCCCAAGAGAATCAAATAAAAGCTGCGGACGAACTGAAGAAAGGATATGAGCAGTTGGGGATGAAATCGGAAGCAGCTAGTAAAAGCGTGTACGAATTCTTCCAAAAGGAGAATGACCAGAAGATACAACGATATGAAGAGCTTATACGCTTAACTCCTCCCGGCGAAACTGAAAAGATCAGCGACTATGAGCAGATGATCCTTGATTCGTATAACCGAAAAAGAGCTATATCGCAATGGTATGACGCATCAGGCAAATCGCCTATTACAACGAAGTCGGGGTTAGGCAGCGTTGCGGCAAATAATAATTCGCCATCAATTAAACGCATATCATCCCCTGCCGGACAAAAAGCAACGACCATCAATGTTTCGATAAAAGAATTTGGGAAAGTGACCGTGAATGCAACGACTATAAAAGAAGGTGCGCAAAAGATACATGATGAAATTCTCAAAGCTCTCACCGGCGCCATTAATGACTTTCAAATCATAGCAAGATAATGTTACTCAATAGCGCAAAAGCATCCATAACATTTAAAGCTAAGACTTACACCAAGTCCGATGGTTCGCAAATTTCATTTGACGATATAAAATTGTATAGCGTTTTATTGAGCGTGTCACAAAATAAAAACATCGTCAAAACTCAACGAACAGGCGCGAATGGTACGGTGAAAGAATACATCGGTATGGACGATTATAAGATTGCTATTGAAGGAGTATTAACAGGAACAAACGGGAATCCCCCATCCACATCTTTTAACGTATCCGGTACATCTGTTGTTGTGAGCGATGTGATTGCGCTGAGAAGAATGTTAGAGTGTCCGGTAGCGATTGACGTAGTGAATTCTCATCTTCAGAATTTCGGCATCTATCAGGTAGTGGTAGATAGTTATGAATTCCCGGAAGAAGCGGGCGGCGTATCATATCAAAACTTCAGAATTGATCTATCCTCAACTACTCCGGTTGAACTTAAAATATTAAGCACTTAATGTATAACGTAACAATCAATATAGCCATCACGCAAACGCCATCGGATCAATATCCGAAACGTAACCGTGCGCTATTGATTGATGGGTGCGAGTCTTATTTTTGGACAAGCTCATGGGAGCAAATGACAGATACCGGAACAATTACTCTCCCTAGGAATATTGTTGTTTCGGACGACAAAGGCCAACCGCAGCCGTTGTATGGTAGTAATGTTTCGGTGGGGGGATTTAGTGGCGACCCGTTATTTATGCGGGGGGATCGAGTGACATTATCATCAGGGTATACTTATTTCAAATACGATGGTACTCAGGTAACAGAGGTATCTGAAATTATCAACGGGTTCATTTCCAAAGTAGGGACTAATGTGCCGCTTGAGTTAAGCATTGAGGATAATATGTGGCTACTAAAACAAACACCGGTAGCAAATAAGACATTCAGCGAAACGCAAACACTTGAGGATATTCTACAATACTTAATCGATCAGGTTAATAAACTGCATGGTGTTAGGTTAACTTTTAAATCAGTAGGTAAAACAGAATTCGGGCAACAGTTTATTCTTCGCAATGAAACGGCGGCTCAAGTGCTGAATCGTTTACATAATCTATTTGGGTTCGTGCCTTATTTCGTTGGTGATGTTCTATCCTGCGGTACAATTATTCAATACCCTAACGAGGCAGGAAATCATTATTTTATTTTAGACGGCGAAAAATCAAATGTTCCGGCCCAAGGTAGTGAGTTGGAATATCAACGATTGGATGATGTGGTACTATCCGCTATCGCTCACAATACATTGACGGAAGAGACCGGATCCACAACCAAGGACGGTCAACCAAAAACAAAAAGAACACGATTAGAAGTATTGGTCACATTGAAAGGTGGTAAGGTTGAAAGTAAAGTGATAGGCCAAGGCGAACGAGCGCCGGAGAATGATGAAGGGGAACGAAGATCATTTTTCTTCCCTTGGGCGAAGACAACGGACGAACTAATCACAGCAACAAAAGAAAAGCTCACACAATATGCTTATACAGGTCTTAAAGGGTCATTCCAATGTTACGGAATACCTTATGTAAAGCATGGGGATAATGCCAATATAAACAGCGATAAATTCCCGGAACAAAACGGGATCTATCGAGTGAAGGCCGTGAAATATTCATACGGGGGGGACATAGGATTAAAACAACAAGTTGAACTCTATTATAAATTATTACAATGAACGGGAAATTACTACAGCTACTAAGAAAAGCAAGTGGTCATAATACCGACCATGTAATGATGTTTGATGCGGAAGTTTTGAGCGTTGATACGAACAAGCGAACAGCATTGGTACGAATGATTAACGGCAATAGCTCCAATGATATTACCGTTCGATTGATGGCGGCTGTTGACGATGGGGCCTTGTATATCCCATCGGTAGGGTCTACGGTTCTTGTCATGGCGTCCGATTATGTACAGCCTGTGATTGCTATGTATTCAGGAATTGATTCTATTATATGGCTTGGAGGTGATTATGATGGGGTGCCTATTGTAACCCATCCAACGAATGCGAATAAGGGGCTGCTGAAGAAGATCAACAACCTTGAGGATATCGTAAAGGATCTTATCACGAAGTACAACGCCCATACGCATGTTACTACATGCGCAGCCGGCCCTGGTACTGCAAACGCAACCACGACACAAGAAACTGGAACTATCACCAACACAACCCAATCCGACATTGAACACCCATACATAAAGCACTAATGAGATACGATATACGATTTGATAAAACATACATGAACGCTCATAATGATGCGGAGTGGTACCAATCTGATACAACTCATGTTAAGCGTATCATTCAGGCTTCTCCAAATGCGTATAAAGAAACTCCAACCATGGGTGTAAATATTGAAACCTATCGAAATGCTCAAGCTGTAGAAAGTGAACTAAGAAGATCCGTGATGCTGAATTTACAAGCTGATCAATATGAATGCTACAACCCTATTGTGACACAAGATTCATCCGGGAACTTAACCATTGACCCTAATTTATGAAACAGTTTATAGCCATATCAGGAAGTTCCATTTTTGACGTATGTATGAATACATACGGGACACTAAACCATTTGGTGAAACTTATGGTAGATAGTGAGCATGATGGGATTACAACGGCACCGGTACCGGGGCAAGTATTTCTATATGATGAAAACTTAGTAAATACACAAACCGACCAATCATTATTTCAAAATTATTCCGTTGCCGCTGGCGACGCTCAAATAAAATTCGCAACTCGTGGGGCTTAAACAAGGAATAACCGAACTTATTGCAGCACTCTCAACGGTAGAGGTTATTACGCCTGATTTAGAGACGGTGAATTTGTTTGTGCAGATGTATAACAACCAACCGGAACGTAAATCAGAAGGTAACGGCTATACATACCAAACCCCTGCTCTATTCATTGAACCACAATTAAGCGAAGGGCAGCCAATAGGTGGTGGAGCTACTAAATACGAATGTGTGATCCGATTATTATTGGAATGCACGTTGATGAATGATGAGGGGAGCCTCGATCAGAATCTAATCGTAATTGATACGAAGGATAAGATCCACCGTGTAATGAATGGGTTGAAAGTATATGGCTTTTCTCCATTTTACTCCAACGGGATGACCTTCGACACTCAACACGGGAATATGTATCTCATGGCCATGGAATACAAATCGTATTTCGTGGACATGACCGGAACAAGTGGAGACGTTTTCAATACAGGATTGATTACGGATTCTATAACGGGAGTTGTAGTAGATGGCGAATTTACTATTGGGGGGCCGGGGCTAAGTCCTATGTATGTCCCTCAAGGTGGTACCGCTGGCCAAGTGCTTACCGTTGATGGAGATGGTGTGACAAGGATATGGGCGGATCCGACCGGCGGGACCGGTGGAAGAAATAGATTGATCGTTAATGTGAATGGTAGTCATTCCCCAGGATCACCAACCGATGTAGACGCAGGTGATGCAGCCGATACCGATTATGTCTACATCGTAACGGGCCAAGAGGTTACTATCATACTCCCAACAGCGGTTGGGAATAATAACCTATACACCATTATCCGCTATGATGCGTATGATGTGGATGTTAAATTCACAGGTGCAGAAACGGCAAACGGATTAACATCGGTAACGCTTACAAGTATTTTCCAATCATTAGACTTTATTTCGGATGGAACTAACTACTCAATGAGCCATTCGTATAATGGTGATGTAGAAGGTCCGGCAGCGTCTATAGATTCCGAGGTAGCGTTATTTTCAGGGACATCAGGTAAAGTGATCAAAAGAGCAACGGCAACGGGGATTCCTGTTTTGACATCAGGTGTTATGAGCGTGTCTGCACCATTGACACAAATCCATGGTCTTACACCTTCCAACGATGATATTATTCAGCGTAAAGGTGGGGCATGGGTTAACCGTTCAATTGCTCAACTTAGTTCTGATTTAGGGCTTACAGCATGGGCAACAAAAGCCTATCCAACGAATGCGGCGGGGATGCTTCGAAATGATGGTAGCGGTGTATTGTCGTGGGATAATACGGCTTATTTAACCGCAAATCAAACGATCACTTTAAGCGGCGAAGCATCAGGAAGTGGAGCTACATCCATTGCCGTAACGCTTAGTAATAGTGCGGTAATCGGTAAAGTATTAACGGGGTTAAATCTGTCAGGCGGTGGAACGATTGCTGCAACGGATAGCATATTACAGGCATTCGGGAAAGTTCAGAATCAGATATCGGCGTTACTTGGCGGGGTATTATACCAAGGGGTATGGAATGCAAGCACGAACAGCCCATCCATCACAAGCTCGGTAGGTACGAAGGGAAATTATTATGTTGTAAATACGGCAGGGTCTACCAATATTGATGGTATTACCGATTGGAAGGTAGGTGATTGGATTATCTTCAATGGTACCACATGGGATAAGGTAGACAATACCGATGCGGTTAGTTCTGTTAATGGCTTTACAGGAGCTGTATCGCTTACCACAAGTAACATATCAGAAGGGTCAAATCTTTACTATACCGATGCCCGTGCGCGAGCGGCTGTAAGTTCATCCGCAACAGGGTTGACATATACAAGTGCAACAGGGGTGTTTAGTTTTACTTCGGGGTATTCCATCCCTACAAATGCTTCTCAAACTAATTGGGATACGGCGTATACAAATCGCATTACAAGCCTTACAACAACAGGGACTAGCGGGCCTGCCACATTGGTAGGCAATGTGTTGAACATCCCTCAGTATAGCGGAGGCGGTGGTACTCCAGGCGGTTCGAACAAGCAACTCCAATACAACAATTCGAGCGCATTTGGTGGTGCAAATCTGTATTTCGATTCTGCGAATGATCGGTTTGGTTTTTGGCAAGCATCGCCTACACATAAAATTGAGGCGGTAGTTGGAACGTTGGCGGATGGGCAGAATGCTTTTAGCTTAACGGCAACCATGCCGACTACTATAACGGCAGCGAGTAGTGCTATTGATATTCAAGTAACAAGCGCGGGTAGTAGTGGACAACAAAATAGAGTATTGAACATTGCATATCTTGCTGGATATACGGGGAGTAGTACAACTTCTTGCATGAATATCAATAATTCAGCAGCAGGAACGGGAACAGATATATTCGGGAATAGGAATCAAGGGTTCTTTTCGCAAGCTAATGGTACAACAACAGGTACTAACGTAGGGGTATACGGAGCGGGGGCTAATGGGGATATAAATTATGGAGTACTGGGTAGAGCCATTGTGGTTAAAAATAGCGCAACAAATGTGGGTGTCGCAGGTTTTGCGATAAACACAGGTACAACACCTATACAGGTAGCGGGGTATTTCGGGCTACAAAGTTCCGCGCCTTCGCTCACCTCCGCAGCACTGATGTGCGACAACGGTAGCACAACGAGCGATATATTTGTGGTAAGGGATAATGGAACGATTTTACACGCTGTAATTGACGGCGGTAATTTCGGTATATTCCAACGAACGCCAACGAGCCGACTACAACTGAACTACGATCAGAATAGCGTATCAACGGCCGATTCTAACGGATTCCTTTTAGCGAACGCAACAGGAGCGACTAACGGTACTCAATCGATTTCTCCTCCGTTCATTCAACAAGGGAACGGATGGGGAACAACAGGTAGTGCAAGTCAGGATGTAAGGTTTAGACAGAATGTGTTACCCGTACAAGGAACCACAGCATCGGGGACATGGCAGTTAGCGGCTTCGATAAATGGTGGTGCTTATTCGAATGTGGTAACGGTTACGAGCGCTGGGGTTATGACTGTCAACACGGTAAACGGGACTACTTTAACCGCATCCTCACAATTCTACGTCGGGAGCAGTACCATTGCAGGGAACTTGGTAGTAGGTTCGGCAAACGGGACAATGGGAACGAACGGTTCTAGTTGGGTTTACGGATCACCTACAAGTGGATTTGTACAAGTAAGAACGGGAATAGTTGGAACTACCAACATAACACTTGGTGCCGGCGATAACTATGCTTCATTTGTTGTAGGGGGTCAAGGGACGATTACAGAAGCTGCATCAGGAACACATAACTTTATTGCCAATGTAGTTATCAAGGCTCTTTCTTTGACTAATGGTGCAGGCGCGACAGCCAATACCGCATCATTATACATAGCGGGCGCCCCTTCAGGGGTAACGCCAACAGGTGGGAATTACGCCATCTATGTGGCTGCGGGGGATAGCTACTACGGTGGATATATCGTGCAAGCCAATAACCTTAGAACAACGGCTCAATTTGACAAAACAAATACTACCCTTGCCGACATTACAGGGCTTTCGGGGAGTTTATCAGCAAGTGGGGTATATAAGTTCAAGGCTTTGTTACATGCCCGTCCTGATTCAACGGGAGGATTCAAAGTAGCTATTGGTGGGACATGCACCGCAACAAGTATAATCTACCAAACGATCGTGGTTGACAATGCCACAAAATCAATCATAAATGCCGACCCATATACAGCGTTGGCAGGTACATCTACAGGATCAGGAACCACAGCAGCGTTAATAACTATCGAGGGAACGATTGTAGTAAATGCGGCAGGTACTTTAACCGTTCAGTTTGCTCAAAATTCAGCAAGTGGAACAAGTTCAATAATTGCAGGATCAACATTTGAAATCGAAAGAATTTTATAACCATGTCAGAAAAACTAATACAATTAACAGCAACAGGGAACTACTACGAAAGTACAATTGATGCATTCGCAACCTTCGAAGGGTATCAGGAATTGGTACATATACCTGATGGCTCAATCCCTAACCCTCAAAGCAAAAAGGAATTCATTTGTGAGAAGATCAGGGCGGTGATAGCTGAATACATCGCACGGATGCCGATAGCGAGCAAGGTTCAGGAAATCGCAGCCGAACACCAAAACATTGAGGAAGCTATTAAAACAGAAATTTTAGAAGGCATCACCGTAACAAGTACAACAATTTAAAAACTATGAGTAATAAAAACCCCGTGGCTAAGGCCAGCACACAAAAGAAAGAAAAAGGAACTGTTTATCCAATGGATTTAGCTGAGCGATGGAGATTGTTAATTCTATTGCCACAGGAACACGACCCTGTCGAGTTGATTGTAATTCGGGATATAAAATCCAAAATTTATTTCACGCAAAAGGAAATATCGGACTTCAACATCCACGATGAAAGATATGCTGATGGTCGTGTAGGAGTGGCGTGGAACAAAGAAGGTATTGACTATGTCAAGGATGTTGTATTCACGGACTTAGAGTTAACGACTTTGAAAAATGTCTTTGATAAGCCAACAATCAAACCGCATTTTCCCGAACTTCTTTTGCCATTATACGAGATCGCCAACGGACTCAAGAAAACGAAAGAAGCCTTGCCCTCCTCACCGATGAACAAAAGCAGCTATTGAATTTGACTGAACAATAATAGACACGATTAACTATTAACCATAAATAAAATGTCAAGAACAACACAACAAATCAATTTTCAACCGGGCGATATAGCCACAGTTGTACTCATGAACGGGATTGGTTACGTTACCAATACATCGAACCCATCCTTACCTATCAATTCCAATGGGGAACCGATAGAATGCGAATTGGTTCAGCATATTGTCGAGGCTGAAACCAATGTAACAGTATTCGATGATACGGATGAAAACACACCGCAAAGTGATAACGCTATCACATTCCTAGAATTTGAAGGCACAGCAGACGAAGAGACAGAGTTTTGGGGGTCAATACCGGTAAGACCTCACTAATGAAATGGATTGAATCCATAGTAGGGCTATTGGCATTCGCCGCCGTGGTATTTGTTTTTCATTCGGATAAAACAGATGCTGAGTATTGGTATTATATCCATGATCGGGTAATCTATCTCTATTGCTTTGTGATGACATCGCTATGGTGTTTGACGAGTTACCGAATAGCGTATAAGGATAGATCATTTGCGAATAAAGTACAACTGTACTTATCCGGCGTGTTCTCCTTTGCAACCGCATGGAACCTGAAAGATATACTCATTGGAGATCCATACAGTACATCACAATCCGAAATCGTATTTGGAATTATTTTATTAGTCATTTTTTTAACCCTTATAAATGCAGCCTACTCCCGACACACATAGCCTTTGGATTGAAATGTTCAATAAGTTCATGGAGAAAGCTCTAGTGATAGGGGTATTCATATTCTCTATGCTTGCCAAGTTATACATCATGGTCACGGATCCACGTAAGACCTCGAAACTTGAAAAACTCTTAAACCTGATCCTAACCGGGTTCGGGAGTTCATTGGTGATCTATTGCCTATGCTTCATGAAGCTACCCATGTGGCTATTTTGTTCCATTGGTGGATTCAGTGGCATAGTAGTAACCCCCATTGCGCTTGTTCTTTCCCGTGAAATAACACCATTCCTAAACATATGCGCTGAAGGGGTAGAAACCTTGGCAAAAAAATGGTTCTCAAAAAAGAAATAGTAAAATGAAAGACTACATCAGAAACCTACTCGCTATCATTTGGAGCCTTGCCGCAATTGGTATGCTTGCCTATATCCTTGTGGAGCATGGCGATCAGACAGAGATTCTAACGCTAGTCATTGGGATTAATGGAGGGACCATTGTAGGCGGTCTATTCGGGTTCTACTTTTCAGCATCTCACAATTCAAAACCGCAAATAAATAATTCACCAAAAGAACCGACAAATGAGCCAACCACTTAAGAACCTTCCACCGGAAGTAAAGGACGAAATTATCAAGGCAGGGGAGGAAGTCTTAGAGGATTACTCGAAGACCGATTCAACTACTAACATGGGCGCAATTCTTCGGAAGATAGCTAAAGTAGTGCGTCGGTTCCTGCCATTTGCGAAATACGTTAAAATCAATAAAAATGCCAAAATTTGAAAAAGTTGTAGATAAACAACAGTTCCAGCCTGACTATTTATTCGATTGTCCCGGTTGCGGGAATAGCCATGGAGTTTGGACCTCTTCGCCAAATCATAATGGTGCGAAATGGAATTTTAATAACGACATGAATAAGCCTACCGTAAGTCCCTCTATTGTAGTCCACGGCGAGAAGAATAATGTGATTTGCCACTCATACATATCTAATGGAATGATTCAATTCCTAGTTGACTGCACTCACCACCTTGCCGGGCAAACAGTTGAATTGCCTGAGATAAATCAATAAATCAATCAATAAAAAATAATCATGCCCACAGAAACAAAACTAACCACCGGCAAAGTAATTCCACCTACCGGAGTGGAAATGACACTTGGTTTGCGTTCCATCAATGTAGCACGTTCACAGCTCGGATGCTGCGAAATACCCAAGGGAAGTAATTGGGGCAAGGATGTACAAAAGTACCTTGCATCGGTCGGGATTACATTCCCTGCATCGTGGTGCATGGCCTTTGTGTATTGGTGTACCGAGCAGGCTGCTAAAGAAATGAAGGTGGCCAACCCATTATTCAAAACTGGTGGTGTACTTGCTCAATGGAATAATACTAGGCCGATGATGCGAGTGAAGCAACCACAACCGGGAGACATATTCATTATGGATTTTGGGTCCGGGCACGGCCATACCGGATTCGTTACAGCGGTAAAAGGCGATCGTATTGAAACGATTGAGGGGAACTCAAATTCCGTTGGAAGCAGAGAAGGAATAGAAGTTTGCCGTAAGCCAGGAGGCCGTCCGATATCATCAATTAAAGGATTTATTCGGCTTACATAAAGATTTTCTTCATAGGTGTTTTTTAATTGGCCCGGCTGTTTCTACAGCTGGGTTTTTATTTATCTTTGTCATACATTGAATGATAAGGGCAGGTGGTAATAGCCATAATTCAAGTGTAGACTTAGTTACCATATACTACCCACTTAGCAGCAACTAGGTGGGTTTTTTATTTCAGTAATCCGGGAATTCAGGATAAGTGGATTTGGTGGTTGAAAAAGTGGTTTTGGCGGTTTTGGTGGACGGCCCGTCTTTATTGAGTTTGCGGCCTTAGTGAACCACCTCCATCCCTTACTGCACCACTTCGATTCTCTTAGTGAACCACTACGATAAGTAACTGGGTGTAACCGGTTACGCGGTGGTTACGAATTTAAAACATTAACAACCCTGCACTTTGTTAGAGTTGTTAATGTTAAGGACAAATTAAAAACCGCACCAAAAGAT